CAAGGTTCTAAATAAGCCCATTGTTCTGTTTTTGGATTAACGATATACCACGGAAGATTACTTTTTTCACAACCTATTTTGTCTGCCTGGCTTGGAGCAGGAGGAGTTACTGGATGGCTGTGTACTACACCAACTATTTCTCCAGTATTGTCAGCCTTCACATAATCTTCTGGATCAATTATGAAGCACTGATGGTCTGTCATAGACAAATTGCGACAAGGATAATATCGCTCTTTACCTTTTACACTAAGCAATAGTCCACAACATTCTTTGGGATCTTCTCTTTTTGCATGAAGTAATGCTTTATACTTCCAAGTCATTATCCAAACGTACCAACAGAGGGAAAATCTTTTCTTGTAGCCTGACGACCTGGAATACGAACTCCAGCAAGATCTGTAGGTGCAGCAAGTTCAAATTCAACAACTTCTCTAGTCTCTGTTGCTTTACGATCTATTGAATAAATTTCTCTGGGAAATTCAGCAGTAGGGTCAGCCGTTGCATTTTGACCATTAGCAAAATTAGCAGCATCAATGAATTTTGCCAAAGTAGTTATTCTTGTAACCGTAGCTCCTGTTAAATCATTTCCTGTTGTTGTTTCATTGACAGTTAAAAGTATTGCTGAAATTAACCCTGTGGCATTACTTATTACAAGTTTTGGGCGAGGTAATTGACCTTTTTGAAATGAAAATCCATTAGCTTCTATTGGGAACCGAAGATATGAATTACCATCCCATACGATTTGTCCATTTGCATTAAGACTACTACCAGCATGGAAACGATAAATAGTGTTCGCACCATGTAAAGCATTATCTAACTGAAGAGTGAATAATTCAATAATTGCTGACGGACCTATTGATTGAAGATCACTAAATACTGGTTGATTTACTGCCATTATGACGCTGGTTCAAATACTTCTCTAAAGGTTGCTTGAATAGTTGCTCTATTAAGAAAAGGAATTGATTTAGACCAACTATCACAAACAAACTGTGAGGAACTTGGTTCGCCTGGGGGAGTGAATGTAAATGATTCTCTATCTAACGCTCTGTCATCTAAAAATGACTCTATAACATCTGCTTCCGCTTCTCTAACTTCAAAAGTAAAATTATATTCTTTCGGATTTTGATGTTGAGCTAGTCCAAACATAATTCTATGCTCATAACCGTCAGCGAAACGAACAGTTCTAATCTTTGGATTTGATTTTTTTCTTTGCCCGTATGTTGGAACAATGGTGGGAAAAGTAGCCATTATGCAAGTATTCCTCCAGGTCGTTTTTGATTAACTAATTCAGATTGTACCGCAACTGAAATAAGACGACCAAGTTCTCTGCCCTGCTGCTCATCACCCTCTACGTTAGATCCTGTGGCATCTACATTTACAATTACAGTAGTTGAACCGCCAAGAGCATGATTTGGTGTAATCATTCCAGAAACCCCAGGTGTAAACATTTCTGGTCCACGCTCTCCAACAAGATAACCACTTCCTGCTTTTACTGATCCTCCCCTTGCTCTTACTCCTACTGTTAAATCAGTATGTTGACTTAAAGGATTTCCTAATGGACCTAATGGTGCTCCTCCAAATGGACCTTTTTTACCTCCACCAAATAACCCACCAAGCAATCCACCGCCTCCTCCAAATAAACCTCCGAATAGACCTCCTCCACCGCCCATTTGTCCGCTTGCATTACCAAAGAAAGCCATATTAAATGCTGCATCAATCATTTTATTTAATACATTGTTGAGCATATCTCCTAAAGTAGACGTACCACGAATAATACCTTGTAGACCATCTGCAACATCTGTTGCAAGCGATTGACCCAGACTCTTAAATGACTGTCTAACTCTTTCTGCTTGCTCTGCTTGTTTTTCTAATTCATTATTTTGCCTCATTAAATTTTCAATTTTTTTAACGTCTAGTTCCTCCATCTTTGCACCATCCTCGACCATCTGATCTATTTTCGCTTGAAGTTCTTGTGCTAATAAAACTTCCTCATAATTACCATCAATTTTTGCCTGTAATAAAACATTCTGCTGTCTAATTTTCTTTAATCTTGAATCTTCAATCATATTTACAGTCGTTTGTCTTTCTAAACCTTTTCCTACCAATGCAAGTTCTTCTTTTCTAGCTTCTATTTGTGCTTGTATTTGGTTTTTCTTATCTTGTGCTCTTTTTGACCCTGATCTTCCACCAGATGAAGTAACACTTGCTAATTGTGCTTGTAAAGCCTTTAATTCTGGATCGTCTGCTGCTCCTCCTACATTTGCAAGTCTGTTTGTTTCGGCTCTTGCTGCTTCTACTTTAAAAGGAGTGGCAAGGAAATTTAATACAGGTGCTAATGCTGCCAACATTTTAGTTCCTAAAATCTGGAAGGAATTTCCTATCATTCTGGCAGTTTCTCCAAATTCTTTTAGATCCTTAACCCCTTTTTCTCCTATCTGCTGATTCATCTGTTCAGTTACGGCTGCTAATGCAGCTTGTGTTCCTTCTGTCTTTTTAATTAGCTGTATCTGTCTTTCTCTTTCTGTTCCATTTGCTCCTAAAGCCTTAGTCAATCCTTCAATGTCAGGAGTTAAAAGATTAAATGCCTGACCTAGTTTTGTAACAGAGGCTATAGTATTTTGAATCTGAGTAAGTGCTGCGGTAGCAACTAAACCTCCAGCAAAACCTCCTGTCTGTCCTCCTATTTTCGATCCGATTAATCCACCACCAAAACCAGCAGCAGCACCTAATGGTCCTTGTCCAAATAACAAGGGAAATGCACCACTTATTAATGCTCCTGATATGTCTCCTTTTGTAAAAGCTGATGGCTTTTTAAAGGGTGTTCCTACACCTGGTAATACATTATTATCACTTGTTAACCTTAGTTGAGAAGCTGGACCCATTGCCTTGCCTCTAATTGTGCTCGAACTTCTTGTTGTACCGCTACCCCTTCCAGTTTCTTTTTTGGTTAAAGCTAAGTTTTCTTTCTTTAATTTATTTGTTTTTGCTAATTCTCTATTAATTTTCTTTTGTGTTCTTTCCTGTTTTAAAAGTAAGGCAGCCTTATCTCTTTCGTTCTTTAATAGTATTTTTGAATCGCCTCTTTTTCCTTGTGCTAACGCATTTAATTTTGATATTCTTCTTTCTAAATTAGATATTTGCTGGTTTATCTTCCGAACATCTAACTTAATATTTACATCGTAATTAGAGCCAGCCACTAATTTTTAGAAAACATTAAACCTAGTTTAGCGTACCTTGCGAGTTTGAGCCTTTCTTTTTGCCTTTTCGTATGCTTTTTCTTCCTCTTCAGCTTTATGATTAAAATATGCGTTCCAGCCGTACATTTCTTCCAAAGACATTTTGTTTCGTATTTCAACTAATGTCATGCCTAACTTTTCTGCAATAAAAAATTGCATGTGAAGGTAGCTATTCTTTTTTAACTCAGCTTTTTACGGCATCAGGGGTAGCCTCCTCTCCCAACTCTTGCATTTTTGTCATAAGTTCCAGCAATACTGACAATGGTATTTCTCTTCTCAAACTTGCTCTGTCTCCTTCAGTAAACAGTTTGTTACCACTTTCATCTTCAGCTTTACTGATAATTACTTGAAGTGCAAAGTCTAAACTACCTTCTTCTTGGCCTCTATTTGCCTTTATTAGAGTAGTATTTATTATGTCTCTGTCAGCAATAGTCAAAGGTGTCCAATAAACTTTCAAAATTACTTGACCATTTTTGTAGATTTCATAACTGCTTTTGTTGTCTACACTAAAGGCTTTCTTTAGTTTGTCGATTGCTCTTTCTGTTGCCATGCAAAAATAATTTTATTATCTATTAACTATACTACTACTTTATTACTTAAAGCCAACCTTTTTAAATGCCATTGCTATGTCTTTGTTAATAAATCCTCCTTTTGTATAGATGTTGTACCAGTTTGGTCCTCTTGCAGTTAATTTAAACTGTCTGCCGTGTTGAGCATAAGTTACTTCTTGCCCACTAATACTAGGTCTTGTTTGTCCTGGTGCGTTAATAGCAAAACCAGCATACTTAGCTCTGTTTCCAATATACAAATCCTGTTTCAATGTAACATTAGGAACTCTTGCATTTTTTATCTGCCTGGCTGTTGGGTCAGGAATCAAATAGTGTGGAAAGTCTGGTTTTCTTTTTCGGTTTGCCTTCACAGGACTTTTTGAAACTATCCAGTTTTCTCCAAATGTTCCTGTCCACCACGGACCTTGTTCAGTAAGTGAACGTACTATTGTTTTTGCAGTCTCTTTTCTTCCTTTGATTATTGCCTTTCGTAAATCTCCAGGCATCTTGCTAAAAGGTTTTCTTCTAGGCATTAGCAGTAAAGTCGCAGCTTACAACAGATAAATAATGACTATCTTCTTCAACATTTACAGAAGTCGGTCCTTCTATTTGTAATACTCTTGGACTTACAGAAAATGTATCCGTGTAGGTTGAAGCATTAACAGAAGTAAGACCTGTAATAACTGTTTCAGCTATAGCAGATGCCTCCGCACTTCCCTTATGCGGTGGTGTCATAATTCCACATCTTATAGATCCTGCATAATAAGTAGATGCTGCTCCTTGTGTTTGGGTAGTAGATTGTCCAAAATCTAAACTTACCATCACATACTTTTTGTTTTTACCTGGAGTGCTAAAGGGCATATTGTCGAAAATTACAGAAACAGTAGGATCTGCGTCTGTTACCGCATCTAGTATTGCGGTTTCAAATGCTGCTCGTGCGTTTACTAAACTCATTAGAAAATAACGTCAACTCTAAATAAATACTCTTGACCTCCTTTCAGAGTAAGAATATTTGTTATCTTACAACCTCTGCTAGATCCAGAAAATGTAAGAGTAATATCATCTTGAAGTAAAGGTTGATTATCTCCTATCAAATCAGGTGTTATGTATAGCCTTGCCACGTTTTCTTGAAAACCTGTCTCCTCTGTTGATCTAACAAACTCAATAGGAACTTTTATCGTATAGTTTGTATCTACTGTTATGTATTGTCCTGTTGTATTGTCGTAACTTGATACTCCTTTTCTTGTATAAACAATGGTTGTATCTAAAGAATCTCCAAGTTGAGCAACAACCTGTTTTGCAATGTTTTTTAATGCTGTATCTAGTTGTCCTGCCATTAGCCTCTAACCGCCCTTAGTTGGAAAGTTCCTGCTCCACCTAGCATATACGCTCCAAGATAACTTTGTAACCAGGGGTAAACATCTAAAATATTATTTATTGATCCTGTTCCCTGGCTATCGGTATTGTATTTAACTTCAATATCTCCTAGTTTTACCTCAGAAAAATTACCATCTTTTCCAGTAGTGCCAGTAATAGCACCAGTATCATTTGCTAATGCCCTGGCTAATTCATATTGTGCGTACTTAATATTATTCGGAATGGTGCTACAGGATAGTTCTACTCTGTCTACTTGATAATTTGTTCTAGGAAATTTTAATGCCTGATCTTCGTCACATCTATCACCTTGATATACAAAGGTATCAATCCATCTTGTAGCAGCTATTAATGATCTATTTTTCTGATCGTCAGTTTTATTATCCCAGGTCGTTGAATCTGGTACTGTTTCAAAATAACTATTAGCTTCTGTCAATGTGACATAGCTATTAGCAGTTTCACTTTTTATAGTTGCATTTATGGTAGCTGCCACGATTGTTAAAGTAATTTAGTTTTATTGTAGCGTAAAGAAAAAACCCCACCAATATTCGGTGAGGTTTGATGACCACAATTTAATCTTAATACAAGTTAAGACTTTAAACCATTGGATAATGGTGTGTTTACAAAGATCTCAACCATTGGAATTTGGTCGATGTCATAAGTTACACCCCAGTTAGATCCAGTTCTTAGTGCTGAGTTAGCAGGGTTATCAGCAGCGTTTGTCCACTTAGTACCCATAACGTGATAAGCACTATG